CCCGCCGAACGCCGTCAAGCCAGCCGCACCTGCGCCAGCTGCTCCCATCAGCCCTCTGAACGCGGCGCCCACTGGCATTACGAGAAGTCCAACAGGCTCGAACCCAGCCAAGTCGTGCCGGCATCGACGGTTACGAACATGAGCATGTCGCGCCCCGTCGTCGCGGTGGTCGTCAAAGTCGGGGCGGTCCCGCCAGGCCAGTCCACCGAAGCCGGCCAGGTGGCCGTTCTTGACCCGGTGCCGTCCTGCGTGAGGATCAGCGTGAACGACGAGCAGTCGTCCGACGCGATCGGGTTCGAGAACGTGAACGTGCAGTTGCCGGTCATAGCCACCGTGTGGACGTTGCCAGCAGTTAGATCGATGGTGGCTGACGTCCCCGAGGCCGCGTTAGCGGCGGTGAGCTCGGAGTAGTCCTTCAGCATTGGTCTGGTGGCTAACTGGTCAGCGAAGTTCACCTCAGCGTCGATGGCGACGTTGATCGTCGGGACCGGACCAGTCGCGCTCGAGATGTCGATGTTCGTGCCGGCGGTAAGACCGGTGAGGTCGCCCTGAGGGACCAGGGCCGTGATGTCGGAGATCAGCGCCTTGCGGGTGACGTTGGAACTGCCCGTGTCGGAGATCAGGACGTAATCGGTAGCGACCGCGGTGGTTGAGGTGGTGTTGTGAACATCGACTGAAAGGCTGGGCGCCCCTGAGGTCGCCCCTCCCGCCATCGACGAGTTCGAAGCGGTCGTGATCCCGGTGATGTCTGACGTCAGGTCGGTCGCCGTCCAGGACGACCCGTCGTAATACTGGAGGGCGTTCGTGCCGGTCAGATAGACGAACATTCCCTCGCTGGGCGAGCTGATGCTCGCGTCCCTGGCGGTCGCGTCTGCGAACCGGTTGATCGTCTGGTCCGACAGGGCGTTCTGGTCCGCTGCCGTAAGAACGTCGCCGTTTACCCATTGTTTCCGAGTCATGCTGGGCTCCTAGTAGCCGAGGTCCGACGTCCCGAGGACGCCGCGGGTAGTGCTGTTGAGGAGGAACGAATCGACGAGCGGTTCAGCTGTTGAGAACGTCGTCGTCCAGCCGCCTCGAGCAGAGATCGAGTGCTGGATTCCCTGCACCGTGAGTGTCTTGCTGATACGACCCGCCGCTGTGGTGCGGTTCACGGTGATCGGGTCGAAGAAGTCCAAGTCGAGGATCGCAGCTACGCGAGCAGCGTTGTCCTCGGTGCCGTCCAGGATCAACGACTCGATGCGAAGGTCGGCGTCCTTCCTGGCGGCAAGTATCGCTCGAGCCTGTGACAGTGCATCCGCGGAGGAGTCCATGAGGAGCCCGGTGCGGGTCAGGTCACGCTCGAAGTATTCGGTGATCGACGTCGCATCCGACACGACCTGTGCGCTACCGCCAGCAGCGGTGACAGACACCCGGTTAGCGAGCAGCGTGTCATCGACCTGGAAGCGGACACCCTGGTACGAGATGTCGGTGCCGTCGTCGTCGAACACCGTCGCTGCCGTGTCGAGGGCTTTCACCGTTGACGACCGGGACATGAACTTTGCGTCGCCTTCAGTAGTGATCCAGAAGCCGCCGAGCTCTGTGTCGGCGAGCACCTGAAGAACCGAAAGCGCCGACCGGGATGTGCCGGTGTCGGCCTGCACGGTCGTGTCGCCCGTGTCGACGTCCCGTTGGGAGGCCGGCCAGGACACCGCGTCGAGGATCTGCCCGACCCTGGTACCGGTTGAATCGCCGGCAGACGACCCGGACAGGGTTGTGAAGTCGGCGAGGTTGAGAAGCCGGAAAGCGTCGACCGCGGTGATCGTCAGGAACGCCGCTGTGGTCCCTGGTTCGTACCGGTACGACCACGAATCGATGAAGCCGGAGAACAGGTACCGCTCGGTGCCGCCGTATGTAGCTGAGAGGCGTAGTTGGCGGTTCGGAACGATCGTGTGCGACCCGTTTGCCGGGTCCAGGGAACCGTCGGTGTCGACGACGGTGATTACCGCGGTGCCGGCCTCGAACTTGTCGAGCACCCTGGTTCTGCCCCTACGGATGAGCGCCGAGGTGACCTTCGATTGGATCTCGACTGGTGCGTTCGCGCTTGTGCCGAGGACACCGGTTCCGAGCGGGGAGATGACATCGCCGAGAACGAGGGTGGTGCCAAACGACGGACCACCGGTGAAGCGGATCGCCGCGGTAACGGTCGGTGCCGCCATCAGATGACCAGCTGTCTACCGGATCGCTGCGACTCGAGGAGCCCCTCACGGATGCCTTCGACGAGCTCGTTTTCGGTGACGACAGACCCGTGGACGTTGACGGTGACGTCGACGCCGTTCTGAGTCCCGTGAATGAACTCTCCTATGCCTGCGACATTGCCGGCGCCACGCAGCCTCGAGAACTCCTCCAGCAACCCCTTCTGCCTGAACCAGCCGATCGTCTCCGGGTTCGAGAACCAGCCTTGGCTCCCTGGACTGAGATCCAACTGGGAGCCGATACCACCGCGGAAGTCTCCGAACGAGCTTGCCGCCGAACTCGCCGCACCCATGCTGCCGTTGCCCCACGGCGCGCTCGTCATTACACGGCCACCCGACCCGCCACCGGAGGCCGAAATACCAAGCCACCCGCCGACACTGCCGAGGGCGTCGAGTAGCCAGCCGGGGAGGAGGTCTTTCAGCGTCTCGATTAGGAGGTCTTTCGCTCCGATGATCGCCGATATGAGCCCGTCGACGATCCAACCGCCGATTTTCAACCCGAGGTCGATCATGTCTGAAGCGATCTCGCCGAGCAGCTCGACGATCTTGTCGGGCATCCCCTGGACGAGCTTGATGATTTTGCCGACGAGTTCGGTGGAGAAGTTGGCGACGATCAGGGCGAACTTGCCGACCAGCGGCTTGGCGGCGTTGAAGATGTCCATCGGAAGTTCGATGAAGAGAGCAACGATCCCACCGATCACGCCGGCCACTAGATCCTTGAAGTTCTCCCACACCGCTGCCATGTCGCCCTCGAACAGCGCCTTGAATAGCGCCACGACGGTCTCTGCGGCTGCGTAGAAGCCGTCGAAAGCCGACTTGAGTTTGTCGATGACCGTTTGGAAGATCGGCCAGGCGGTGTCCTGGAAGAAGTTCGCGACGCCGTGGACGATGTCGCGGAACAGCTCGAAGCGTTCCCACGCATACACGACACCGGCGGCGAGGCCGGCGACCGCGGCGACGACGAGGACGATGGGGGACAGGAGGGTCGCGAAAGCGGCAACGACAGCGACGATGGCGCCGACCAGGACAGTCCCGATAACGACAGCGAGGGCGGCGAACACCGCCTTCGGGTTCTCGTCGATGAACTCGCTGACCTTGGCGCGGACCCGGTCGAAGACGTCGCGGAGTGTGTTGAGTGCCTGAGCCACCGTCCGTTGGAACCGCTCGAACTCCTCAGATTGGAGGAAAGCGCGAAACCGTTCTGTGAGACGCTCGACATGCGGTCGGAGCTTCTCGAACGCACGCTCGATCGCAGCGAAAACCTTCTCGACGACCGGAGCGAGCGCCACGATGACCCTGTTCTTCAGGATCGTCATCTTCTCGCCGAGGGTTTCAGTCTCCTTCGCGGCCTTGTTGATGCGGTCGCCGCCGCCGTCCATGAGGTCGAAGTAGTCGTCGAGTTCGAAGCGGCCCTCTCGGATAGCGGCAGCCATGTCGGGGCCGGCCCTGGCGCCGAACAACTCGAGGGCGAGCTGGTTCGCTTCAGACGCGGTGCCCGCGTTCTTGATCGCTTCGGTGGTCCGCTTGAACGTCTCGATTGCCGGTTCGCCCTCGCGGGCCATCTTGCCGAGCGCTTGACGCAACGACCCGAGCACCAGTTCGGCGTTGACGCCTTCCTTCTCGAACTTGCCGATCAGGACAGCGGATTCTTCGAACGTGAAGCCGACCTGACGCAACGGGGCGCCGTAGGCGACCAGGTTGCGGGACAGCTGAGCGAACTCGATGCCGGTCGACTGCGCCACAGAGAACAGGAAGTCGGCGGCGCCAGCAGCGGTGCCGGCCTGGTCGCCCCAGTCGCCAAGCACCCTCGAGACGCCCTGGATGTTCCCTTGGAGATCGTCGCCGGTGATCCGAGACAGGTTGAGCATCTGCTCGGAGAAGTCCTCGAGGTCTTTGCCTGACAGACCGAGGCGCGTGTTGATGTCGGAGACCGCGGTTGCGACCTCCTCGAAGTCCGAGGGCACCTTCGTCGCGAGGTTCCTGGAGATGCCGATCATCTCGTCGAGTGCGTCGCCGGTGGCGCCGGTACCGACCCTGATGGTTCGCTCGACCTGCTCGAAAGACGACCCGAGCTTGACGACAGCGGCCACGCCGACACCGAGACCCGCAGCCATGCCGAGGCCGGCGGTCTTGCCGATCTTGGCGAGACCACCGAGGCTCTTGCCGACCTTCTTGAGGGACTTGTCTAGGAGTTTGGAGTCGCCGGCTATGCGTATCTTGACCGGTT